GTGTCGACCGTTACCGAAGTACCCGCCGACTGGCGGACCATGACCACCGTGTCCGTCCCCGTTGCCGGCGCCATCATCGCCGGCCTGTGCCGGAACACGAGCTACGACGCCGCTCACCGCGGTGACTTCCCCACCATCCAGATCGGCGCTCGCATCGTGGTGCCGGTCAAGCCTCTCCGCCGGATGCTCGGCGAGCTGGCCGAGGGCGGTGATCGTGGATGATCATCTCCCGTACCCACAACGTCACCACCTACCGTGATCCAACGGGCGACGAGGCCGTCGGCAGGATCCTGTACGGCCACCCCGCCCCCTCCGAGCGCCTGCACCAGTGTCGTCGGTGTCACGCCGTGGGAACCGCTGCGGATCTCCGCAGGTTCCGGTTCACGGTCGACTTCTGGTTGCACCTGTCGATGCACGGCACCGCCTGCGGCGTGTGTCGGGCCTTCGACGGTCAGCCGGTGGCACCGATGTCGGACGAGAAGCGGGCGCGCATGAGTGGCGCTCGTTCAATCCTGGGACGGCTCTGATGGCGGCCTCCGTCGGCCGATGGGCGGCCGTACCTGTCTCCATGCAGATGGATCCCAGGGTCATGGGCCTCTCGCCGGAAGCCGAGTTGCTCCTGTACCGCACCTGGCTCTACGTCGGGGAGCACACCACAGACGGCGACATCCCGGGCTCGGCTCTGCCGTTGCTCACCATGAAGATGACGAACTCCTCGAACGACCTCTTGGACGAGCTGCGTCAGGGCCGGTTGGTCATCGACGGCAAGGGGTCGCTCAAGGGTCACGACGTACTCGACGGGTACCTCGATGTGAACCCCACTGCTGCCCAGATCAAGAGCCGGTCAGACCACGGGCGGAAAGGTGCCATCGCCCGTTGGGCCAAGGGAAAGCCACCGCCCGATAGCCCGCCGAGCCCAGGTGATGATGCGGTCGGCTCAGGCACGGGCAATGCATCGGGCAATGCTCCGGGCATCGACGGGCATAGCGACGGGGATGCAGATGGCAATGCACCACACGGGACGGGACGTAACGGAACGTACGAAACGACTGGCGACATCGAGTCTCGCGTTGGCCTTTCCGCTTTTTCACTCGATATAGAAAAAGCCGGTAGCGCGAGTGACTCACTAGAGGCCGAGCCAGAACTCTCGCAAGACGAGATCGACCGCATCCATAGACGGAAGATCGAACTCGAGGCCCACTTCGGAAAGCCTCCGTTCTGATGGCTACCGAGACCGTCGCAGACAAGACCAACAGGTTGCTCACCGACCACTGCGTGTTCGTACGACTCGCGCTACCCAGTCACGTCGTCGCCGTCGTCCACGGAGACAACGGAACGTACAGCGTCGACCTCACCGCCGGACGCTGGTCCTGCACCTGTGAAGCACGCCGCACCTGCTCGCACATGACAGCAGTGATGCGAGTCACCACACCGAAGGAGAACGACTAATGCCACGAAGGTGGAACGGAAACAGGAAGCACGCCGACTCACGACGCACGAACAAGAAGGCAGCAGTCGCACGAACACAACGGTGGGAGCGACTCAACACCGGACAGCGAACGAGGTCCAAGACCTGGCGCGGTGGCACGTCACTCATGGTCGACCGACCTGCAGCGACAGCACCGACGACCACGATGGCGACGACCGGTAGCGCTGACAACGGGGTACGGGGCGGGTCGATTCTTCAAGGGGGTGCGCGATGACCCGGGACGAGATGGGGCGCACATCGCTGCAAACGTTCACGCAACCCCGGGAGGGGGGTAAAAGCCCAGGTCAGCGCACTGCGCCCGGAGGGTGGGAGGTCACCATCCGTACCGTCCCGGCCCTCCCCGGCGCGTGCCCCATGTTTTCGGTGCCCGCGTGACTGGCCGACGAGGTCCTATCACCGGCTCGACCTTCGGCAAGCCGACCGGTAGACCATCCAAGTCGGCGGAACTGGTGAAGCGCAGGACCACCCCGCTCGAGCCCGTCGTGGTCGACGCCGAATCCTGGCCCACCCCGCTATCGCTCGGCGATGTCGGCCGCCAGGTGTGGCGGGAGTGCTCGGCGTTGGTGGTGCTGTCACCCCAACTTGACCGGGCCAACTTGGAGAGGTTCGCATCGCTCCACGACGAGCGGCACGCGCTGGCCGAGCTGGTCACGAAGCTCGGTCCGCTCCTCGAAGAACCAATAGTCAGTCCACTCGGCTCGGTCGTCGGTACACGCATCGTGCCGAACCCGGGACTGGCCGCGCTGCGGGCGCTGGACAAGGCCCTCGATGCACTCGGATCCACGCTCGGCCTGTCGCCAGCCGCCCGGGCTCGGTTGGGACTCGCCTCGTCGCAGATCGACCGAAACCACGCCGAGGCGAACCGCCTCCTCGCCCAGCTTGGAGGCCCAGATGACTGATCCCGCACGTCGCATCGTCACCGCCCTGGACACCCTGGACGGCCCGACACGGGCTCAGTTGGCCGAGGGGCTGTCAGAGTCCGAGGAACCGTTCCTGCGGGTACTCGGCCACGCCCTGGACGCCGTAGGGCCGAAGCTCGCCACCCTCATCATCGGCGCCGCCCTTCGGGACGCGGAAGTGGCCGGCAAGTTGCCCGCTGTGGCCGCACTGTTCCCCGATTCGGGGATGTGGGGCGAGGTACGAGCGGCGGTCACCGACTACGCAGCCCATCCCCCGACCGTCAACATCGCGCCCGACCGATGAGGGAAGCCACCGCCGTGGAGGGCCTGCTCGTCCCGCCCGAGCAGTTGCGGTGGATCCACAGGTTGCTTCTTGACGGCGTAGCCCGTGCTCGGCGTGAGGCGTGGGACGTGCCCGTCGAAGTGCGCAAGGCGCTCGACATCATCGAGCGTGGTGCCCGCATTTCCGCAACCGGAAATGCGCCGGAAGGGGCTGACCTGCTGCGCTTCCGCAGCACCGACGCACCACCACCACCTGACGGCAAGGTAGTCGACGTGAAGACCGCCGCCGCCGAACTTGGACTCACGGACCGAAGGGTGCGACAGCTCGCAGCGTCAGGTCGAATCGCCGGACATCGGGCCGGGGCGGTGTGGTGCCTGTCCCTGGCCGATGTCCGGCGCTTTGCAAACGACCGCCCCGCTTGATCGAGAGGACCGAAATGCCCACCGAACCCAACGTGATCGACATGCAGCGCCGTACCGCCCTGGCCATCGAGGCCGGCGAGCGCATGCGGTCCTCGGACGCCGAGGTTCTGGCCCGCTCCGCTCGCCGCAGCGCCGAGGCCGCTCGTCGCCAGCTCCGAGAGGCTGCAGGCCACCAGGCCGAGGAGGGTGCATCCTGGTCGCAGACCCTCGCGGTCGACGCCGCCTGGGAAGCGCTCGAGATTGCCGAGAAGCGCGCCGCACGCTTCGGGGATCAGAAGTACGACCCCGACCACTCGTTCTTCGTTGACGTTTTCGCGGCCGAGGTGCGGGGCGACAAGGCGGCGCTACGCCGCCTCAAGGCGTTCTCCGCCGAAGTGGAGCTCCGGGCCGGGTTGGGCATCTCCTCGACGTTCGTCGCCCCGGCCTTCCTGACAAGTCAGTACGCGGACATCCCCCGGCAGGCGCAGGTGTTCGCCGCCCTGGTGCCCCAGCGCCCGCTGCCGAAGGGTGCGAGCCTTTCCATCCCCCAGTTCTCCGCGTCGGGCAGCGTGTCATCGGCGGCGCAGAACGTGGCTCCATCCGAAACCGACATTGTCGACGTCTTCCTGGCCCGGGCGGTCGGATGGTTGGCGGGGCGGTTCACCGCTTCGCTCCAACTGATCGAGCAGTCGTGGTCCCCGGCGTTCGACGAGGTCGCCGAGGAAGTGCTGACCGCCGCGTTCGATGAAACGCTTGAGGGCCAGATGTTCACCGGTTCCGGGTCGGCCGGCCAGGTGCTCGGGGTGCTCAACGCCCCCAACCTGGTGGACTCCACCTTTAACCAGACTTCGCCGACCCCCTCCGAGTGCGCCGCTGCCATCGGTGAGGGCCTGGCAGTCTACGCGGCAGCAAGAAAGATGACCGCCAGCGCCGTGCTGATGACGCCGTTGCGGTGGGCATGGCTGGCGAACGGTCAGGACACCACCGGGCGTCCCCTGGTGAATCTCACGGGCCCGGTGGCCCGCACCGCCAACGGCACCACCCCGGTCGGCTCGATCGGTGGCGTGAACGTCTACACGACGGCGGGCATCCCGACGAACCTCGGAGCCGGTACCAACCAGGACGCCATCGTCATCACTCGGCCGTCTGACTCCCGCCTGTACCTGTCGAACCCCGCCTTCGGTGCCTACACCGAGGGCTCCCAGGCCGGGAGCATGACCGCATCACTCACGCTGTCGGCATCGGCAGTGTCCTTCCCCGACCGATTCGCCAGCGTTGCCATCCAGGGCACCGGACTCGTCCAGCCCGCGGGCTACTGAAAGTAGGAGCAATGAAGAACCACATCGAGTACGCAGCCGGAAGTTTGGAGCGACGCCGCCACCCCGCTCGGATCGCGGTGCCCAGCGGCAGGCGGGACCTCCGGGCCGAGGCGCTGAAGATCGAGAAGCGCACCGGGATCAAGACCACGATCGCACCGCTCAGTCGTCCCGCTCGCCGCAGTCGCCTCACGCTCGCCGAGGCCCGCCGCATCGCCGACCGACTCCGCTCCGCCGCCAACTGACCAACCAAAGGACAACCACCATGGAAGAAAGCCCGTACGAAGCCGAGCGCCGTCAACTCCTCGCCGAACTGAACCGAGCGTCGAAGATCCGGATCGGACTCACGGGCACGAATCCGGCCGTCACGGAGATCGAGGCGCAGATCGCAGCACTCGACGCCCACCACGCACTCGACTCGTCCCCGTGGTCCCCGCTGGCCGACGCCCTGGCCGCTGCGGTGCCCAGTCGTCGGGTCCGGCGTGATGCCACCGTCGACGCCCTCACGGCCGCTGTCAGCGCGCTGATTGCCGACCACCGGGACGAGTTGGTGAAGGCCGCGGACGCAGCCGACGAGAGGTGGCAGGCGCTTGTAGACCGCCGCCTGGCCGCGGAGGACGCCGCCCGAACCCGATCGCACACCCCGTCGCTCCCGCCGTCCTCCGCGCCCGGTTGGAGCCCCGCCACCCCCGCACAGGTGGCCCGATTCCGCGAGGGCGTCGTCATCGGCCCGTCGCACTAAGGAAGGCACAATGGCATCCGCTCACTCCGTAGAGGTCCGGTTCTTCGGGTCCACCAAGGACTTCGAAGCAGCCCTGGCCAAGATGGGCATCGCCACCGATGTCGCGGCCAATGACATCGGCAAGAAGATGGAGGCGGGTGCCGGTCGCACCGGTAGCGCCTTCGAGAAGATGGGCCAGAAGCTCGAGGATTGGGGTGTCCCGTTCGGCTCGTCGCTGTCGAAGGTCGGGAGCAATCTGCAGGATGTCGAGGGCAAGGGCAAGCAGTTCGGTGCCGCGTTCTCCGAGATCGGCAAGGGGCTGACTCTCGGTGTCGGTGCCGCGGCCCTCGGTGTCGGTGTCGAGGCGTTCCGGCTCGGTACCAAGTGGCAGACGGCCATGGCGTCGATGGCAACGCACGCAGGCATCGGGATCGGTGCGGCCGACAAGATCGGCGCGGCGTTCCTGTCGACCGCCGGCCAGTCCGAGTTCACCGCCACCGAGATGGCGAACGCCTACGCACCGGTTGCGGGTGAATTCACTAACCTGACCGGCCACGCCCTCAACGCGAAGCAAGCCCTCACGGTGATGTCGGCCGCCAGTGACCTCGCCACCGCTTCGGGGGAATCGCTGACCACCACCACGAAGGCGCTGGCCGACGTGATGCTGCCGTTCCACATGAACGTGAACCAGTCGAAGGACGCGGCGAACACACTCTGGAACACGCAGCGCCTCCTCGGTGTCTCCACGTCGGACCTGACCAACGTCTACCAACGCCTCACCCCGTTCGTGGCCGGGTCGGGGATGACCTTCGGCCAGTTGTCGGGGATGATGGTTGAACTGACCCATTCCCTCGGTGGTGGCCGTCAGGCTGCCCGTGTGGCTGGCCGTGCGATTCAGTCCCTCATCGATCCCTCATCGTCGGCCAATAAAGCGCTCGACCAGATGGGCATTTCACTGTTCAACGCTCAGGGCAAGTTCGTTGGAATGCCGAAGGCGATCGGCGAACTGAAGTCGGCCCTTGCCACCCTTCCCGGTGCCAGTGCGGGAGTCGCCGCCGAACAGAAGGTGCTCGCACTCACGCAGCAAGCGGCCACCCTCAAGTCGATGGCCCAGACAGCCGCCGTCAAGGCGCAAGAGAAGGCCATCAGTGCCCAGCTCCCGGCCCTCAAGCTGCAAGCCGGGGCGCTCACGCAGTCGTCGGTGATGCAAAAGCTATTCGGCGCCAACGCCAACGCCATGCTGGCCATCATCGCTGGTGGTCCTGCCGAGTTCAACAAGTACACCGCCGCCGTTCAGAAGCACGGTCAGGTCGAGTCCGCCGCGGCCACTCAGTCCAAGACCTGGCACGTGCAGACCAAGATCCTCAAGTCCACCCTGGAAGACCTCGGGACCTCCCTCGGCACGAAGATCGTGCCCATCGTGGAGAAGGTCGCCAGCGACACGGCGAAGGTCGTCGGATGGTTCGAGAAGCACAAGGCGGTGGCCAAGACGCTGGCCGTCATCATCGGCGGGGTTCTGGTGTCGGCCATGTCGGCGTTCGCCATCGAGTCCGGGGTCAAGGCGTTCAACTCGGTGAAGAAGCTCGGCGAGGGTGTCGGCAAGCTGGGGACCCTGCTCATGGAGAAGATCGTCGGGACCTCCGGTGCGGTCACCGCCGCGTTCGACGAGGAGGGTGCGGCCGCCGAGGAGGCGGGTGTCGCCTCTGACACCGCATTCGGTCCCATCGGCCTCATCATCGGTGCCGTCGTCATCGCCGGGTACGAACTGGTCACCCACTGGAAGACCATCTCCAGGTGGATCAGTGAGGCGTGGCACGGAATCCTCAGTGTGGCAAAGTCGGTGTGGCACACCCTCACCTCGTTCTTCAAGTCCTGGTGGCCGGTCGTCCTCGGAATCTTCACGGGCGGGATCGGGCTCCTCATCGGTGAACTGATCCAGCATTGGGCCACCGTCCGCACGGATGTCATCACCGCCTGGGACGACATCGTCACGTTCTTCAAGGGCATCCCGGGCAAGTTCATTTCGGCACTGTCATCGCTCGGGTCCCTCCTCCTCGGATGGATCGGTGACGCCTGGGGGGCGCTCACCGGGTGGGTAGAGACAGCGGTGGCGGCCGAGATCGCCTGGTGGACCGAGTTCCCCGGCAAGATCATCGCCGCCCTCGGCGCTGCGGGGTCGATGCTGCTCGGCTGGGGCGAACAGCTCCTCGGCGGGCTCTGGTCCGGCGTGACCACCGCATGGGCCGCCCTCGGCAACATCGGGAGCACCATCGAGGGATGGGTCACCTCGGCGCTGTCGACGGCCGCCGCGTGGCTCGTCACGGTGGGAGGTCAGATCATCGACGGACTCGCCAACGGGATCACCGCTGGGATCACAAGGGTCGTCAGTGCGGTGACGAAGACGGCCTCGAAAGTGGTCAACGCGGTGAAGTCGTTCTTTGGGATCTCGTCGCCGTCGAAGGTGTTCCACGAGATCGGCACGAACCTCGTCGCCGGCCTGGCCAACGGGATCATGGGGTCGACCCCGCTGGCTACCGGTGCACTGGCGAAGCTGACCGCTTCGATGAGTTCCCCCATCACCGGATCGGCCATCTTGAGCGTCGGCTCGTCGATGCGCCCCGCCGGGATGCTGTCGCCGGGTGCGTTCTCGTCCTCCGCCTCGGCTGGTGCGGTACTGCCGACCGTCGTCGGTGGCAACACGACCTCGACGGCGACCACGCTGGCCGGCCACAACGTGACAGTCAGCCCGGTTTATCACGTCACGGTGGCGGGCCTACCGGAGCAGATCCACGGGCAGGTGACAACGGAGCTGGAGCGGTACACCAAAGACATGACCGCCCAGATCGAACAGGCGCTCCGCCCGTGACCGAGGGCCGCGAGTGGGCACGTGCGTTCCTGACTGCCGGGGTGGCACAGGGGGACCTGCCGAAGGCGATGTCACGCCAGTTCACCGACGCCCTCGGAACGATGGAGATCACCGCCCTGTGCGCCACGATGGCCGATGTCATGGGCTATACGACAAACGTCGCCATCGTGGCCCTGTTCGAGTTGCAGCGTGTCACCGGGGAGCCCGCCATCGAGCACCTGCGGACGATCATGACCCGCTTCGATCCGACCCTGTGACGCGAAGAACCCCCGGCCCGGATCGGCCAGGGGTCCTCGCGTGCGGGTTACGGGATGGGTCAGGTCAGGCCGGTACCTCCCGCTTGAGCAGTTCCTCGCACCGTGCGAGCATGGCCCGGAGCTCGACGACCTCGGCCTCCAGGCTGTGGACCTGGTCCCACAGGGCAGACGTGCGCTCGTCCTCGGTCATGCCGACACCTCCTCGGCCATGCGGACCCTGATCCGCAGCGTGGGACCGTCTGATCCGAGGACCAGTTCGCCCTCCAACTCCTGGCCCCTGAGGCCGTTGACGAGCACGTCGTCCAGTTCGGCCACCTTCACCGCGCACGCGGCGTGGTCGAAGTCGTGGGCTAGTTGCGGGTCGATGGCGAGGACCCGTTGAAAGACCTCGGTGTACCTGTCTTCGAGCGCCTGCCTCGCCGCCGTTAGTTGTTCGCTCATGTCGCTCCCCTTCGGTTGTGACACCGGGGAACGTCGCCAACGGGAACCACAGGCCCGACACACTCGTCGGATACCATCGCCCACGCTGACACCGCATCACCGGTGTCGGCCACGCCCCCCGGGCCGCGCAAACGGTCGCGGGGGGCACTTTCTGTCTCGGTCACTATGCGCCCCCGCGAATTGGATGTCAACGGATCCCACGGCATTACTGATTCCGTAATACGTACTCCGTCCGAAGGCTGGCGCCGCCCAGCTCGCCGCCACTGAGATCGTCGGCCGCTGCGAGCGCCGGGTCGGGGAACTGGTGCGGCTGGGACAGGAGGAGGGGACGATCCGGACGAAGGGCCAGTCTTACGCAAACTCGCCAAAGGCTCATGGGGGTTCACAACACGATGAGCCGCCCAAGCGCATCACGGACCTCATATCGCCCCACGAATGGCGCGGGGGAGGACGGCAGCCGGGGCTCCGGGATCTGGCCGACGCCTCCCCCGAAGACTTCGACGCCGCCATCGACGAGGCCCGGGCTGAGGGGAACCTGAGCGCCGCTACGCTGCGAGCGCCGGACCCGTCGAGCACGGTCCCGCCACCGTGCTCCGGGTCCGGCACCTACTCGGCTCCTGGGGACATGTGCCAGGTGGTGCCCAACGGCCCTGGTCCCGGGTGGCGCAACCGTGCAGGATGCAATCGTGACCATCATCGGGAACGACATCAGTTGCGATCGGTTCGGCTGCCGAAAGACTGACACCTTCGTCGGCGAATTGAGCGCCGCGGACGTTCGTACCCGGTATCACATCCTCGGTTGGCAGACATTGGAGATCAACGCGGAGGAAAGCCACATGTGTCCGCGCCATGCGACGACCGCTTGATCGGAGTTGCCCGGCACCCTGACCCCCACCGCCGACGTTTGCGGGGCACACAGGGCAACGTAGGGGGCGGTCCTAGGCGGTAATCCCTGCTTCGAGGGACGCCGCCGCCGCCATTGCCTGGTCGTCCGTGTTGTGCGTGTAGACCCTCAGCGTGAGCGCGGGGTCGGAGTGGCCCAACCTGTCGGCCACCGTCCGGGCATTGTGTCCCGACCGCATCAGTTCCGTGGCCGTGTAGTGGCGTAGATCGTGCAGCCGGTACGTCCACCGCTCCTCCGGCTTCAGTCCCCGACCGAGGTCGACCGCCATCGCCTCCTCCATGGTCCGACACAGGTTGCGGAACCGATTGGTCAGCGTGTTCGGCATGACCGGCCGGGAACCGTCCAGCTCGTCCGAGAAGACATACGCCTCGTCAACGAGGTCGACCTCGGCCAGGACGGCGGCCCCGTCCACCCGCATCCGTCGGCTTGCCAGCACCCTCATGGCGTGTTCCCCAAGGACGAGGCGCCGGACCTGGTGCGTCTTGGGGTCCTTCGACCCCCACCCGTTCTTCGTCTGCCAGATCGACCGGTTCACCGTCAGCGCCGAGCCCTGCCAGTCGACATCCGACCACCGCAGTCCCGCCAGCTCGCCGCGCCTCATCCCGGTCAGTGCGGCCATGGTGATGATGGTCGCCATTTCCGGGGTCCGTGACCTCTCGGCCGCGTCGATGAGTGCCCGGACCCGTTCGGGTGGCGGAATCGTCAGCGGCTTCACGGGCACCCGTGGCGGGGTCGCATTGCGGGCCACGCTGGCCGGCACCATCCCCCACTTCTCCCCCTGTCGGAGCGCGGCCGCGATGACCCTGTGGTGGTGCATGACCATCGCCGGGGACGTGCCGGACCGGATGAGGCCCGCATAGAACGCATCGAGGTCCTTCGCTGTCAGCTTGTCCAGCATCACGCCGCCGAGCGCCGGCCGGATGGTCGACTCGATGTTGGTCCGGTAGCCGTCGAGGGTCGTATCCGCCCGCCCCTGCTTCCCGTCCCGCAACCAGTCGTCGAGGAGGGAGCCGAACGTCCCGCTATTGCTCCCGTGCTTCCCCTCGGCGACCTCGGTGGTCAGCTTCGCCAGTAGACGACGGGCCGCCATGATCCCGTCCGTGGTGGTGCGACTGACGTGGCGGACCTGGCCGGTCTCGGGATTCCGCCCGACGAACGCCCGGACCTCCCACCGTCGCGGACCGACCTGCCTGATACCTTTCTCGACCGTGACGGTCTTGAACTTCGGTGCCATCTTCGTGGTGGTCAT